ACGTGTTGACTATTCGTACGGCTGCGTACATGGACACATATATAGGAACAACATCAAACCACCTTATGGAGCATGGCCGTAAAGATAACTACGGTGCACTGATGGATGGCAGTGCGCTACCAAAAGGTGGAATGATGTTGGAGTTAGAGTGTGTGGATGACCACGGAAAGCACAAGCGTGAACTGGTGGTCAATAGCCGATTGATTATCTAGCCTGTACTACCAAAACCACCAAGGCGTAGTGTCTCGTTCGTTCCAATCTGTCCCTTGTGCTCAAAGAGTACACACTGAGCGATGCGTAGTCTAGGCTGGATGTAGATAGGTTCCGATCCACAGTTGGACAGGATGACTTGTATTTCTTGGCCTACAAAGTCAGCGTCAATAATGCCTGGCGCGTTGAGCACATAGATTCCGTGGTTGATGGCCAGTCCAGAGCGGCTACAGATAGCAAGTAAATAATTATCAGGCATGTCCTGAGTGAGACACACGCCTGTCGGAATAAGCATACGTTGACCAGGGTCAAGCACACGTGCTTCGCTGATACGTGCTCGTAGGTCGTATCCAGCGGATCGTGTCGTCTGTTGTGCAGGAAGAAATACTTCCTCGTCTGTGTTGATCAATGCAAAGATGTTCATTATTTCCCCCACATAGCTGCGTAGATTGTTGGCAACTGTTCCTCGATGATGAGTTTTATGTCGTTGGCTATTTGACGGTGCTCATACTGTGTGTCGTCCTGTGTTCGCAGGTCAACATAGTGTAGCCAGTCCCTGATGTTGCCAGCCATGTACATGCGTGTCGGTGTTGCAAGTGGCAATATCATTCGCGCTGTTTCTGTAGCAAACCCTGACTGAAGCAGATCGTTGTATACGGTGAATGCGCTTTTGACTACTTCATCTGCCTGTATGAGCACGAGTTGTTGCTGGTCGGTAAGTTCTTCCCACTCTGGTAATGGCAAGCTTGATTGGCGGTTGTGTGACCCAGAGAGACGTTGCATGCCGATTACCTGTGGTGGTTCAGACTGCACAGGCGCATAGCGCATACTAAATTCTTGAAATGAGAAGCTTTTATGTCTGAGAATCTGTGCAGCGATAGCCCGAGACGTTTTGATCTCAATAACCATATGCGCCATCTCAAATATGCTCCAGTGTTTGTGGCTAATACAGTACTTGAGAAGACGTGTTATCTCTGGGTTTTCTTGGTTTGGCGATGACACTCGAGCACAGTAAGCGATGTGTCTCTCTGCGTCTGGTGTGATCGTTACCAGTTTAGCGATATTCATTGATTCTTTCCCCAATCCAGCGCATGACTGGAATATAAAGTTACGTGTCTTTATTTGCGTGCAACTTTGCAACATCGCAACATAATTTAATAAATTCAAAATCTGTCAACGCTCTTTTAGCTAAGTTTGCGTCTTTGCATACCCAGCGTAAATTACCAATTTCATCTGTTCCACCTTTACTTAGTGGAAGTATGTGATCTAGATGTATTAAACCCTTTTGTAATCTACGGCCACTTAAAGCACAATAACCTTTTTGATCTTTATACAGTCTGGCTAATTCTTTGTATGTGGCTCTATTGTTTTGACGCAAGTGCATTGACGCAGACCAAAAAAACCGTCTGCGTGTGTAATTTCGCAATTTTGATCTATGTTCTTCTATGTGTTTACTGCGCCATTCTTTTTGTTTTTCTCTGACAAGCTCAGGATTTGCATCGCGCCTGCGTTTCATAGATTCACGTTTTGCTTTTCGTACCTTTTCAATGTTATTGAGATACCAACGCCTCTGAGTTTCTCGATCTCTTTCTCTTTGTTCTGGTGTCATTTTTTGACGGCGGCTTTGTTTTTCCATAGGAAACATCATATCATTTATTGTATTTCTGTATGCGTTTTCCTATAAAAGCCATCACAGGTACAGCCATGGAATTCCCGATTGCCTTGTATCTTGGGCCATCAGATGTTTCTTTTCCATTAGGCTTAATGTCAGTCCAACCATCAGGAAATCCTTGTAGGCGTTCGCATTCAACAGGAGTAAGTCTCCTCACTGCCATCCCATGCATCAATGTTTGATCCTGCGTTGTTGATATTGTGTATGCCTTTTCATCTTGACCCATGTAACCCGCTCCCCCCCCCTCCTGGTTTTGCTGTACCACCGTTAGTTCCGGTGTAATGACCTTGCCCTCGTATCTTAAATGTGTGTGCAACACCTTGCGTTGCCAAACTGTCAATCGTGTAAGACGGATCACCATCTTTACCAATACCAATACCGTTTTGCTTTTTTTCTATACCTCTGACATCTTGTATCGGTATTGCTCCCTGCAAAACCATTGGTGTATTGCGTCCGCTGGCATTTGAATTTGTGCCTAACGTGCTGGCTATCGGACTGGTTCGCAACTCTCTAAGTTGATTCTGAGCAAATGACTCAACCACGTAGTTGATTGCATGATGGCTGGTCGTGGCTGGTTGCGTAGACTGGATACAGTTCGCCACCTCGCTCTTTACGGCACTGAAGGTGTTAGCCTTGGCATCTTCACGAACCGAGTACATAACCGGTATCAAGGTTTCGGTGTTTGGGTCGTACCTGCAACCAGTGCCTGTCGTAAGGCATTGGGCAGTTTCTTGCCCCGACGCTCGGCTCTTCGGAGTATTCCCTCGCAGGCTTTCTGGCTCAAATAGTACTTCGGCTGCACGTCTGCTGTCCCCTGAAGAATGTGCGACAACAAAGACTCTTCTGCGCCGCTGTGGCACTCCAAAGTACTGAGCGTCAAGCACTCGGTACGCGAACCCATACCCGAGTTGCCCCAACGCCCCGAGGAAGGAACCAAAGTCCCGTCCTCCTGAGCTGGACAGAACACCGGGGACGTTTTCCCAGATAACCCACTCTGGGCGGTAGTGGTCAACCATACCAAGGAAGGTGAGGGCAAGGTTTCCTCTTGGGTCTTCAAGCCCTTTGCGGAGTCCTGCAACGCTGAAGGACTGGCAGGGAGTCCCTCCAACAATAAGGTCAACTGCGTTTCGATCAATGTCCCAGTCCTTGTACTTTGTCATGTCTCCTAAGTTAGGCACGTGTGGAAAGTGATGTGCCAATACTTGTGATGGAAACTTTTCGATTTCAGCAAACGCAACAGGAGTCCATCCCAAGGACTCCCATGCTACGGATGCAGCTTCTATTCCGCTACATACAGATAAGTAACGCATTAGCGTACGCCAAGTGCTTTCAACCATAAAGGCGTTTGTGTTTCCTTAGTCACAGCAACGTGCGCCTTAAGGTCTTTGGCTGCTTGGTCAAGCATTGTTTCAATCTCTGGTGCAATAGCGCCTTCGATGGTCAGGCACTTTGCTTCACAAGAAGCGCTGATGATGACTTCCATCAACTCACGGACTCTCTGATTACGGTTTTTCATATTCCCCTCCTGTTTTCACAGTTAGGGAATCATACAATGGCGGTAATAGTTACGGCAACAAGGTGTGACGTAACTCACAAGTAATCCTTGTTGGTTAGAAGTTCAGCTTGATAAAGCCACCATGAACGCCTAGTTCATCCCAGTCACGTACCTTAGGATAGTAACCATCACCATCGCGTTCGTCACCAAAGAAGTTTTCTGGACACGTATTACCTTCGATGGTCAGTACCCCGGTTCCATCCGATCGCACTTTGTCAATCTGCCCCATGTGTGCATGCCGGTTCAATGTCTTGAACCAGAAGCAAGCAAGGTCACCTTCTTCAAGGACGTGAGGTTGTGTTCGCGCAACAGAAACGGGAATCCAATAGCCATACTTCTTTGCCCATCGCACGTAGTCAGGTGTGTAACCTGTTCTAGGCATAGTCTCGTCATACTTGAGTCCAAGTGATGTAGCCGCTTGCTTTAATCGGAAGCGTACAACGGCAACGCACCAAGGATTCCCTGGAGGAAGTGATGGGACACAGGAAGCCAAGTAAGCTTCCACTGCTTTGCCACGGTTATCGCCTTCTTCTTGTACTCCGAGGTTGAGTCTAGCAAACTCAATAGACTTTAGTGCGATTGACCTAACTGACATTTTTCTTTCCTCCAAAATATTCTGTTCCGTTTCCGGACTTGATTAGTTCTTCCGACAGGCTTTTCGTTGTTACACCGACTTGCATGTAAACATTACCAAGGATGCGACCGTACTTGTCAGATTTATGCTCAATGACGCTTAGGATGTACACGGCTGTGTCGTGTGTTAACCATGACTCGGTAAACTTCTTGGCAAAGACGCCTTCAGGGGTGTTCTTCTCAGGTGCGTTGACTCCATGTAACCTGATGTGTTTATCACTCAGCCATGTGCCGAAACCTAAGTCAATATCAGCAACTATTGTGTCGCCGTCAATTACTCTCTTGACGTTTATTCCGTATTCGTACATTCAGTTTCCCGCTAGCTCGCAAGTCAAGTAGTCTTTGTCTGCGACCTTCTCGTAGTAGGCGCTTTTGTTCGTTGTCTCGTTGGTCAGCAATATGGTCAGCCATTGCAATCAGTTTTGAAAGGTTCTCTCGCATCGCTGGTAGGTTTGACTCAATCATAAGAGACAGGCACTGCAAGGAGATTGCTTCATCTCTGAGTTGCCGTAACTGATTCTTATTTAGTGTGCTGAGAGGTTTCAAAGTAATCAGATGATGGGCATACATAGGATTACTGATGAGGATCAGGCGCCGTATCGTTTTGTGCAGCCCTTGGTCTTTGATTATTGCAAACAGGTGGTCTGGCAACCGGATGCATGTCTTTGTGTATGGTTCAACCTGGTATTCGGTTGGCCATACTCCAAAGTCATCCTCCGCACCTGTCATTTCTTTTGTCATGCAAATAGGCTGCGTTGCGGTATACCCATGTATGCTTGCCTGTTTGCTGATTTTTGCGTCACGCATAGGTAAAGTGTATAGTAAAAAAACCTCACTTACTAGGAGACACACATGGAACCAGTGTGGCAGTTTGATACCGTGAATGGTGCTGAACGCATTGTTCGCTTGCAACTTGGATCGGAAGTAAAGGCTATTGTTCATCTTTCGCCTTCATCGTTTGTCGCTAATGTCTACGACGAGACGAACGCTGGGCAAGAAGTGTTCACCAAGCTTTGTGAAGCCCAGGATTGGGTTTTCTCTAAGCTGAATCTCAGTGGTGCACATGAGACCAAGCATGAGTTTGACGTGGATGCTGTTCAGCCGGTGGATGAGAACATCCCACAGGTTCCAAAGCCACGTAAGGCCAAGGTTTCTGTACCGAGTGAAGGATAATAGCCACTACGAGAAGTATTCGCTACGTCCAACCGACGTAGCGGATTCTTGGGGGTTGAATAGATACCTCTTCACGGCAATCAAGTACATTCAGCGCCGTGGTCAAAAAGATGGATGTACGTATCACGGGGACTTAGCCAAAGCCATTTGGTATCTGGTTAAGGAATTTACGGGAAGCGACGACGCAGCCGAAGAAATCAAAAAGGCATGTTGGCGCTTGAAGGAGTTAGTAGAGTTAGATGATGAACCAAGTAGCACTGGTGGGCAGGATAACTAAAGACCCATCGTTCGTAGGTACAGGCGCCACGCCTCGTTGCAACTTCTCTGTTGCTGTTGACCGTCCATACATGAAGGACAAGGAGAAGCAGACTGACTTCTTCGACTGTGTAGCATGGGGCAAGACAGCTGAGTTTGTTGGCAAGTACCTTGAAAAGGGACGACTGGTGGCAGTTACCGGGCGCATCGAAATCAACGTAGTGCAAGCAATGGATGGTAGTTCCAAGCGGTTTACCAACATCGTTGTCGCTAACGTATCGCCGTTGACCAAGGGTAGCCGTGAGGAAGTGCCAACTGGTGGTGGTGCACCTGTTGACGTGTCGGACATTGAGGATCCGTTCGCTTAATGTCTAAACACGTAGCCAACGAAAACCTACTGCAACGTGAAGCGTTTGAGACGTACTACAGTCTTGGCGACACTCGAGATCGTAGCCTTCAAAAGGTAGCGGACAAACATCACGTATCAATACAAACGGTTAGAAGTTGGCGGCGCAATTTCAGTTGGGAAACAAGGACACTTCAGCGTGATGCTGAGGTGTCTGCCCAATTAACAAAGTCGTCCGTTGCATCTGTTGCCGTTGCAAAGGCTGCGTTTATTGGCATTATTGATGACACAATTGAGCAGTGGAAGCAAAACCTAGCAAAAGGTGAGATACGCCTAGATAGCGTAACCGACTTAGAGAAAGCAGTAAAGATTCGGTTATTGCTATCGGGTGAGAACACCGAGAATGTTGGCATTGGTCCATCCGGTACATGGCGTGTTCTTGCCGAGCAGTACGGATTGACACAGGAAGAGATTCTTGCTGAAGCTCATTTGATTGCAGCAAAGCCGGATGACTCAGAAGTGATCGAGGAAGCAGTAGTAGTTGAATAAAATTCAGGAATCAGCCGCTACATCTGCATTGATGGCGGAAGCTGCAAAGCGTGCGTATGACAAGAAAGTTAATGCAGCACGTATCAGCCTTACTGAGTTTGCTGGCTTTGTTGACCGTAAAGCAGCAGAGCAATACAAAGCCAAGCACCTAAAAGCATTGGCAAAAGAACTTGAGTTGGTGGAGAGTGGGCATGTCGATAGACTTATGGTCTTTATGCCACCGAGACACTGGAAAAGTTCTACAGTCTCTGAGAAGTTTCCTGCATGGTTTTTAGGTAGAGATCCACGACGCACCATTATTCATTGTTCGTACTCTAACGACCTAGCAGAACAGTTTAGCCGTAGTGTCCGTGACACCATACAGAGCAACCGTGACTTCGCTGCAGTGTTTCCTGATTGCCAGTTAGCAACGGATCAACGTAACGCACAGACGTGGGCACTCCTGTGGGCACACAGAGCGACGTATCGTGCAGCTGGTGTTGGTGGTGGTATTACCGGTCGTGGTGCTGACCTCATCCTTATCGACGACCCGGTAGCAGATGAAGAAGCAGTCTGGACTGAAGACAGACGTGAAAGCCTGTGGCGTTGGTATCAATCTAAGCTTCGTACTCGTCTTGAGCCTGGTGGGCGCATTATCCTCATTATGACCAGATGGCATGAGGACGATTTGGCTGGGCGCCTTATTGAAGAGATGAAACACGCTGGCGAGAAGTGGAAGATTGTAAGTTTCCCTGCAACAGCGGAACCAGACAGCACAGAGGACTTAGATTCTCTTGGTCGTAAGTATGGCGAAGCGTTGTGGCCAGAGAGATACGACGTCAAGGAACTTGCTGGTCTACGTGCTGCCGTAAGTGAGCGCGTCTGGAATAGTCAGTACCAACAGCGACCAAGTACACAGCAAGGAAACATGATTCTTGCTGACAACATCCTTGAGGGTAATCCGCCTGAGATAAAAGCCCAGGTACGTGGATGGGACTTGGCATCGACCAAGGGTAAAGGTGACTTTACTGTAGGTGTGCTTGTCGGTCTTGGCGAGGATGGTAACTACTGGATACTTGATGTGGTCCGTAAGCAGTTAGCCACGAATGAACGCGATGAGATGATTCGTGTTACGGCAATGGTTGACGGCATGGATGAGACTATACAGAGATTCCCGCAGGACCCGGGTGCTGCTGGTAAATCCTTGGTTGCGAGTATAACGAGAATGTTGTCAGGACACAGATTGAGATTCAAAGCTATATCCGGTGATAAGACTATTCGTGCGGACCCAATGTCATCTCAGGTAAACCAAGGTCACTTCCGGATGGTAAAGGCTGAATGGAATAGTATAGTGGTAGATGAATTGAAAATGTTTCCGAACGGTAAACATGACGACATCGTTGACGCACTAGCAGACGCATTCACGA